CTCCCACCTAGTTTACCAATGGCAGAGAATTATTCTGAGATCGAGGAATTTGCTGTTGCTAGTCCTTCTTACGATGAAGTACGTGAAGTTATTGAGGCCCCGAGGAAAGCCAGATTGATGGCAGAGTGTGACGTTGTATGTGAGCTTCTTGATGGGCTCTATACATCGCCTGCACCTGTCTTGTCAAATCCAGGAATTGTTGCGGATCCTGGAGTTGTGTTGACAAAATGGGGTATTAAATGGCTTAAATTCGTGTTCACAGAGATTGTGCCTGAATTCACCAAGGATTTGTTTTCTGGTGGATATAAGGAACGTCTTGCCGCAAAGGTAGTGGAGGAGTTTGATGATGCTGGAGAAGCTGATGACCTGGTGGAGATACATACATACACTAAAAGTCATACAGTTGTGGTTGCAGGAGAAACCACACGTGATGAGACGCACACTGATGTTGCATCCAAATTAGTCAAGGGTAAACGCACAAAGTTTGCAATTGCATTGGCCAAGGAAGCTTATCTTAAGTTTGGCAATCGCAAGTTCGACGAGGCTAATTGCTTGGTTACCAGGAAATGGTTGAATAAGTATCTTGAGAGTGACAAGTTCAAGGACTTAAGGGTTTGTGACAAGATCAACGCTATCGACAGAGCGTTGTTTTTGTCGTTTGTGCCCACAGAGGAATTCAAGCAAATGAAGCTCGTTATGCAATCAAAGACTATGGATTCGCGTATCAATGAAGTTAAGACGATCTATGGTAAGGTCTTCCGGCTCCAGCCGGGAAGCCTTGCATAGGGGTGCCCAGTACTGCGCAAAGGTACTAGCTGTGCACTGCCTCATTTATTACCCAGGGTTACTCCTGGGGAAGATCCGAGGAGGCACAGACTAGACAGCTTGCTTTGCAAGCCGGTGTTGGGTGTTCCTAAGGTACGTAGGTATGTCAGTGTGTCTGGTCCAATGAAGCATGGTGAAATCGTTCCTTTCAACCATGACTTTTCAACCCTAGTTAGGGCGGTTAATGAACGAGTCTTTAATGTTAAGGGAGGCGAGGGTCTTGTTCCTCCACCTCGCCCTGTTCCAGGTGTGTTTGCTCAACGGTTGTCCGCCGTTGACACTTTGTTGACAGAGAGCCATCCTTCGACCGCTCCGGTGTCGCATGCTGCATTTGTAGCTAGCTATGCTGGTAGCCGCAAGAAGGCTTTTTATCAGAAAGTGCTTGATGGTATGAATGCTAAGCAGGTTCATGCCAGAGAGGCTGCCACTGTTAGTGCGTTTGTAAAATTTGAAAAGACTGATTGGAACGCAAAGAGTGATCCTGTGCCCAGAGTGATATCTCCTCGTAAGCCTGAGTTTAATATTATGCTTGGTCGGTATTTAAAACATTTCGAACACCAAGCTTTTAAATGGCTATCCAAATTGTTTGGGCACCAAACTGTATTCAAGGGAATTAATGCGGAGAAATCTGCTAAACTGATGAGGGAGAAGTGGGAAATGTTTAACCACCCTGTTGCTGTCGGATTGGATGCTTCTAGGTTTGATCAGCATGTATCTGCTGAAGCGTTGAAGTGGGAGCATCGACAGTATTTGAAGTGTTTTTATGGTAAGCACAAGAAACAGCTGGCTAATTTGCTTGCTTGCCAAATTGATAACAGGTGTTTTGGTTACACGCCCGATGGTACTGTGAATTATCGGATTAACGGCACGCGTATGTCTGGAGACATGAATACGTCTTTAGGGAATTGTATTCTTATGTGTTCCATGATTAAGGCTTATTTGATGGAGCGTGGCGTTAATGCACAATTGGCGAATAATGGTGATGACTGTGTGGTTGTAATGGAGCAAAAAGATTTGCCCAGGTTCATGGATGACTTGTCAAATTGGTTTCTTGAACTTGGGTTTAATATGACCATTGAAAAACCCGTGACTGAGTTCGAGCAGATTGATTTCTGCCAGACTCGTCCTGTGTTTGATGGATCCAATTGGATCATGTGTCGCAACCCACACACAGCTATTGATCGAGATTGTGTTATGATGGAGCCATTCAATCACAACGTGTTACAACGATGGATGCATGCGGTTGGCACTGGTGGGCTACGGCTTACTGGTGGCATCCCTGTTTTCCAGGAATTTTATCGTTGGATGGTTGAGTATGGGCGTGATATTCCCTCACAGAGATTGCACAAACGGACTGCTGACTCCGGCAATGAGTTTCGACTCAGCATGCCTTGGGGTCTGCGTCATATGACTGATGGATTGAAGCGTGTGTATACCGAAATTACACCACAAGCTCGTGCTTCTTTCTGGATGGCTTATGATATTACTCCGTCTGAGCAAATTGAGCTTGAAGATTATTTCCGAAATTTGAAATACAGTTCCATGCCCGGTTTGTTCACCGGGCGTGAGACACCTCTTTGATTGTTGTGTCGAGGAAGAAGGTTACCTCGTTAAATCCACCCTATATCTGGGGTCTTCCTTTAATGGGCTAAATCCAATTTGATGGGCTAATTTAAATGCCAAGAGACTGCACAGCCCGCAGTGTAGGAAGATGAACAGTCCCTTTATCAGTGTGGGATCCCATAAAACTGATTGTATGGAATATTACGTCGAGCTTCCTGATTCGCAAGATAAGCAACTCGTGAGATCCAAACCTCGATTACGCACACCAAAGCGAGTAACTGATATCGATCTTAGTCCTTTGAACCACCTTTTGGCTCCTATTGTTAAAGGTGCTGTTGACGCTTACGGGCACCATTTGGAAACTTTGGTTCCTGCCATTATCAACACTTCTAAGCGTGTCTTTCGAAAGAAGACTAAGTCGCCCACATTTACTACACCAAAGCCTGCTGTTGTTTACCGTGCTTCCGGCGAAAAGGTTAACGACAAGTACTTAGCTTACGATCGTCTATTGCCACGAACTTCTGGTCCTCCATTGCCGTATTCACCTGAAATCGACAATTTTAAGTACATTGAGACTGTACCTAATCGTCAGTATACTATGTCGAGTCGTGGAAAGAAAGCGTTAGCTAATGTTACCGTTAAGGCACCAGTTGCCCGGTCTAAACGGTTGGCAATTGCCAATAAACCCAGGTATCGTTCTGGTTCTAAGGGTGTTGTTATACGCCATAAGGAATTGATTGGACCATTGTTGTCCAATTCTACTACTTTGACGTATCAATCAAACAGCTTTATTATCAATCCTGGTAATTTTGGCATGTTTCAGTGGCTTGGTTCATTTGCTTCGAACTTTGATAAGTATCGTATACTTAGCTTCAAGGCAATGTTCGTTTCAAATCAGCCTACATCCACTGCTGGGCGTGTTGGACTTGGTATTGATTATGACTCAACAGATCCGTTGCCTGCGGATCGGTCTGAGTTCTTCTCTCTTACTCATAATGTTGAATCGTCTCCATGGGATTCTTTGGTGCTTAACGTGCCATTTAAGCCCGAAATTAAATTTATCAACTCTCATACGACCACTGATTCAAAGTTAATTGATTATGGTCAACTTGTGTGTATGGCTGACCAGATTGTTACAACTGGTACTGCCATTACCCTTGGTGATATTATAGTGGAGTATGAGGTTGAATTGTTGGAGCCTCAACAAGCTGTGTACGTTACAAGTTATTACTCGGGTGGAAACATTGGTGCTTTTACTGGTTTGTCCGTTACTGGACCTACCATAGCTAAAATGGTTCCCACTACGAGTACTACTGTGCTTGAGTTCACTTTGCCTGATGGCACTTATTTAGTCACTGCTGCGCTTTATGATGGTGCTGCTGGTTCTCCAGGGTTAGCTATGGCTATCCATGGTGGGGTTGGCACTCATACGTATAGTAGTGATTCTACAAGTAAGAGCCTTGTTGGCAGGTTCAAGATCTCATCGAATGATGGTTCTATCAAATTCACTTTTAGTAGTGTCACCATTGCGAATTTGGAATCCATTTTGTTGTCATTTACTAGAATTAGTGCATCAAATTATGGTGCATCTGCTAATTACCAAACTGTTATTGGCACATACTGATTCGTCAAAACTTCTTATATTCTGCTGGTTGTGTTGCGTAGGCGCATTGCGGGTGGTACGGAGCAACCAGATGGGACGGAATACAGGAAATTAGTACACGTGTTAGTTAGTGCTAGGAAAATACATAAAAATTAGAATAATTTACTGCTGAAGGGGTCTACTA